TAACATCAACGGCAGCACTACGGAGCCTAAGGAGGGCAATGCCGACTGGCAGCTTGTGATGAAGGCAGTGTCACTGATGTCTTCGCCGTTACACAGAAGCGTAGCGTTGAGCGTCATTTTCCCCGATCCGTTTATCATCACCGTGCCAGTGTCGCTCGTTATCATCACCTGATAAGCCACACCGTCGTCGCCCTTCTCTCCCTTCTCTGCCTTCATCACCAGCTGCCAGTCGGCATTGCCCTCCTTAGGCTCCGTAGTGCTGCCGTTGATGTTAGTACACAGCCACACACCGTTGCCGTGGCTCACCTGGTCATAATAGCCGTAGCTCACGCCACTCTGCCACTCGCCTCTATAATTGACAATATGGATAATGTCACCCGTCGGCGACACCCACTCGAACGACGTAGATACAATTCTACTGCCCTGAGGCGAAAGATAAAACACCTCACAGCCCTCATGCGTATATCCCACAACGCCCTTATACGCCACGATGCGAGGCGTATTCGCACCAGTAGTCTCCAAAATCATGACACCCTGACGCTCACGCTCGTTAGGGTTCTGGTTGCCGTCAAGCACTATTGTGTCGCCAGCCATGGGCACGTCGCTGCCCAGCTCGCAGTTGTCCTTCGCAATCTCAATCCATGCGAACTTCTTGCCGTCATACAGCTCGTTGCCCAACTCGTCAGTCAGCGCCACATTCTCCTCACTTACAGCAGTCACCAGTCGCCACCACGAGCGAGTCGGCTTCTGCTTGTTAGCCATTCCGAACGTCTGGCAGCGTGCCTGGTCGCCCACACGCCACATGTTCTGCGTCGCCGTAGTACCGTCGTC